GCTGGCATCATGCTATAGGATGCCGCAAGTCGCCACGGTTTATGGAGAACGCCGACTATCACCGCCACTCAGCGGTTTCAAAGAGTCACCTCGATCAGGTCGCCAAGAGCCCACTGCATTACTGGGCGCGGTACTTGGACCCCAACCGCGTCGCACCAGAGCCCACGCCAGCTATGGCCATCGGCTCTGCCGTACACACGCACGTCTTAGAACTGGACCAATGGGACGCGCGTTATGTGACCGCGCCTGAAGGCATCAACCGGCGCACCAACGCAGGCAAGGCCGAATGGGAGACATTCGAGACGGCCGCCACCGGACGTACGGTCTTGGCCAAGGCTGACGCCGAATTGGTGATGCGCATGGGTCACTCGGTTTTCAGGCATCCGGCTGCAGCGATGCTGTTGGCTATGCCGGGCAAGGCCGAGACAACGCACATGTGGATTGATGAGGCGACCGGGTTGCAATGCAAATGCCGCCCCGATTGGCTGACCGATGATGGCAGCCTGATCGTTGACCTGAAAACCACCGAAGACGCCAGCCCTTCGGGATTCCGCAAGTCGATTGCAAATTTTCGGTATTTCGTGCAGGCGAGCTGGTATTTGGACGGGATTGAGCAGGCCACCGGCAAGCGACCCGAACAGTTCATTTTTCTGTGCGTGGAAAAGAAAGCGCCGTACGCCTGCGCCGTGTACGCCGCAGATGCCGAGATGATTGAGGCAGGCGCTAAGACTGCCGCGCGCGACCTAGATGTGCTTGCCACCTGCAGACAGGCAAACGCTTGGCCGGGTTACAGCGATCAGATCGAAACCATCAGCCTGCCGCCTTGGATGCGGCCCAAGGCTGACGGCACCATGCCCACCACCACCGAGATCGAGACCTACTGATGACCGACAGCACAGCACTAACAACCACGCAGCCGGGAGTATTCTCTGGCATCCAAGCATTCGAAGACGCCCAGCGGATCGCCAAGGCGCTGGCCAGCAGCACGCTGATCCCGCAGCAGTTCCAAGGGCAGGCGGGTTACGCCAACTGCCTAGTGGCGCTGAACATCAGCCGGCGGATGGGCATGGATCCGCTGATGGTGATGCAGAACCTGCACATCATCCACGGCCGGCCGAGCTGGTCCAGCCAGTTCATCATTGGCCTGATTAACGGTTGCGGGCGTTTCAGCCCGTTGCGATATGACATCACCGGCAAAGGTGACACGTTGGCCTGCACCGCAGTGGCCACCGAGCTGAAGACCGGCGAGGAGCTGCGCGGCCCTGAGGTGACGATGGCAATGGCCAAGCGTGAAGGTTGGGCGACCAAGAGCGGCAGCAAGTGGCAGACAATGCCGGACCTGATGATCCGCTACCGGGCCGCGGCCTTTTGGGGGCGTCTCTACATCCCCGAACTGCTGGTCGGCATTCAAACCCAAGAGGAGGTGCTTGACATTGAGCCGGTGACGGTCAGCAGCGAACCGCCCAAAATGGAGCTGGCTGACCTAAACAAGAAGATTCAGGCCACGCCGGTTGAGGAGGTGCCGACCGATGACGAAGACATCTTCTGAGTTCTTGACCGATCTTGAGCTGGCTGATCGCTGGCACATGCACCGCCAAACCTTGATCAGTTGGCGATCGGCTGGCACCGGCCCAGCATTTGTGCGCATTGGTCGGCGCGTGCTCTATCCCCTGGCCGAGGTGGAGCAATACGAAAAGGCCAACACCATCACTCACGACCAATCATGACTTTCAAAAGCAAAGGCGCCATCTTCAAGAACACGCCAGAGAAACTGCAGCAGCGGCTTGGCGATCGCTATGACGCCGGAAAGAAGTATCCCGATGTCGATGGCGTGTTCGGCATCAAGGAAGAGGACCGGATGGCATTTGCCAGTTACATCATGAACGCGACGCCCAATGACAAGGGCGAGATTCCGGTGCGAATCACGGGCTACAACAACACCAGCCAAAGCGGCGTCAAGTATCTGGGCCTGTCAATTGAGCCGGATTACAAGACCCAGAAGGTGATCGACGACAAGCTGGCAGCAGCTGGCGCCGCTCAGAGCCTGGCCAAGGCAACCGACGGGGAAGTGGTCGCCGTAAACGAGGAAGACCTGTTCTAGGTCACATCAGTTCAAGCTCCAGGCGGGCGATCTCATTGACCGCTGCTTGGAGCAGTTCCTGCTGGTAGCAGGTCTGGCGCAGGAGAAGTGCTGCAAGTTTGCCGGCGTCGCCGGTGGCCTGCAGCGCTCGGCACTGCGCTTCCAGTTGAAAGGCTTTCTCAGGCGGGATTTCCACCGCCATCCACTGACCAAAGTTCACTTGTTCGGGGCAGGTTGCCCCATGTTGCCCATGAACTGCCCCAAGTGCAGCCACAGCCGCCACCGAGCGGCGGTGACGAACAGCTACCCGGACGACCAGATTGTGCGCAAGCGGGTCTGCGAGGCGTGCGGGCACGCGTGGTTCACGGTTGAGGTGATGGTGCCCAACTATGCGGTGGGCTGGAGTGCTGCGCATAAAAGGAAGCCGGTGCTGCGTGTGCCGATGGAGCTGACGGCTGGGAGCACGCGGGTGCGGGTGAAGCATCAGGAGGCAAAAGACCGGCTGGCATTGCTGCGCGAAGCAAACGAAAGGCGGTCACGGGAAGCCGATCGCAGCCACATGAACAAATGTCACACGGGGGATGGTGCACTGCCCGCGGTGCAGCATCATTAGGGGACGGCCGACGAGGCCACCATCCACATCACCATGATCACCAACCCTTGGATCAACCGCATCACCGTCTTGGTGGTGATGTTCGCCATCTACGCCGCTGGTTATGCCGGTGGCCGTGACCAAGCCGTTCAAGCGCATCACCAGCATCCCGCTTGCCATACCAACCTCAAGCCATGACCACCCCCAGAATGCGCCGCTTCTACTTCCAGATCCGCTCGGCCAACGTGATCGAATGCATCTGGGCGCACAGCCTGACCGAAGCCAAAGCCAAAGCCGCCATCACTTGGATGCCTTGGTGGCAAGAGCTGGAATGGCTCAACCCTGAAACCGTTACCGATCCATCTATTTATGTCTGACACGAGCACCGGCTCCATGCTGCCATTTCAATGGGACGAGCCAATCACTGGCCGCTTTGGCGATGGCATCAGCCGGCCGCGGCCCAAGGCGCGCGTGCGCGAGTATCGCGTGATCGTTTACCCAACAGGAGCCCGGCCAATGACTTGGATCACCCGCGCCGAAACCAAACGCCACGCCATTCGCTACGCCGAAAACCGCTGGCCAGGTGCTGTGGTGGAGATCGCCTGATGGATCACATCCGCGCCAAACTGGAAGCCCTGATCAGCGACTCCGGCATGTTTAACGCCGGCCAGCAGGAGGAACGCTTGCGGCTGGTCACGTTGCTCCGCGCTCGCCTTGATCAGTTGGCCAACCTGCCATGTCACCCGCACATCTCAGCACGCCGCGAGGAGTTGCTGAACATCCTTCAATGCTTGACTCACCCATGAACCGCGTTCAACTTGACCAGCAGCGCGCCGACATGCTCGACGCGCTTTACGTTGCCAGCGGCCGCACTAACGGGCTCTACACCGGCCTTTGGGAGGAGTTCTGCCGCGACATTGGGGCCAGCTTCCGCAACACCGCCTACGCCGAGCTGCACGCCGCTTGCGTGATGGCCATCGGTGACGCAGAAAGCCACCTAGCAGAGAAGCACGCGCAGCAGTGCATCGCCGTCTGCCGTCGGTTCCTGCTCGGCAGCCGATGGTCCTGAGTGATCGACGCCCCAAGGGCAAGGGCCGAAATTTCACGGTCAACATCAGGATGAGCCGTGAGGAGATCGAGCAAGCGCGTGAACTTGGCAGTGGCAACGTGTCCATGGGCTTTCGATGGGCATTGCGCTATGCCAGCGACCGCAAAATGAAACCCGTGACACTCACCACACTGCTCCGATCGGCAGCAGTGCTAGCTAGCGAACTTGAAGCTAAAAAGCGATGACCGACAACATCAACCACCCACCGCACTACCGCCAGGGCAAGCTCGAGTGCATTGACGCAATCGAGGCCGCACTGACGCCGGAAGAATTTGCCGGCTACTGCAAAGGCAATGTGCTCAAGTATGTCTGGCGTGAACGGCACAAGGCCGGCGGTGATTCATTGGCAAAGGCGGAGTGGTATCTGCGTCGTTTACTCGCCAAACTGGACTGATGGACACCCTTCCTAACATTTCACTACTTGAGCGCCTGGCTATCTGGGTGCTATGCCGCAGCCCGCGGGTGAGCCTGCTGGTGGTGAAGGATAAGTTCTGGCCGGACGTGTTCTTTGCCGCAGACATCACCGACCCGGCGGCTGCATTTGTTGCCGACGGCATGAACGAACCTGATCCACCGAGCATGGTGCTAGAGCGGTTGTATCACATGCCGTCACACGGCGAACGCGAATGATTTCGCTGCACGCTGGCCGTTTGCTGTTGAGCTGTGAACGGGCGAGCCAGACGTGGCACGCGCACATTATTCTCGGCCCCAAGCCCGAGCATCAGCTGGTGGCTGATACCGGCACCGCTGACCTGCGGCAAGCAATGGAGCGCGGGCAAAACCTCTACACCGCGTTCCGTGCCAAAGCGCGGCCAGTCGAGGTCGAAACGAAGGTGATGTGCTGGGATTGCATCCACTGGACACCAGGCGGCCGCGGCCGATGTGAGATGGACATCCCCGAATCCCGCCAAACTGGGGGAAGATTTGCGCCGTCCTGCGCGGTGTTTACACCATGCAAGAACCCATCGTGATTAGCCGGCTGGAGCGTGACGGCGGCGCCATCGAGACGCTGGAGCCTGCTGCTGGCGGGGAGTTGTATTACCGCAGTTGCGCCAATGGGTACTGCCGGTATTCAAGCGACCTGTGGCAGGCTGAGCTTTACCTCGACCACCTGCTAGCGCGATGACTTTATCCGTCGCCCTCAGCTTGGCCATGGCCTATTGGCTTATCTGCGCCGCAGTCCTCTGCTTTTGCAAGAAGCTCCTGCCCTAGCCAGTTGACAATCGCCCATTCACGGGTGGCGGACCAGAACGGTTGGGCGCGATACCAATCCACCCACGGCTTATGGCCTTTCTGGCTGTTGCACATCAGGCAGCAGCTAACGAGGTTTTCGCGTACCGTCAGGCCGCCGTGGACCTTAGGGATGACGTGATCCAACGTTGGGCTGCGGCCCAGCGGGTCGTTGCAATATGCGCATTGATAGTTCCAGGCGAGGTGGATCTGGTCACGGGCAGAGCGCCGAGTGACCAGCCGCGTCTCATCAATGTGGTGCTTGTCCACCATCTTGGCCAGGCAACAGGAAGGCGGAAACGTCGAGATCAACGATGTCGTCGTCGCTGGGAATGAACTCAGCCAGTTGGCTGTAGATGTCGGCTGGCAGCTCAGAGGGATCGGTTGCGGATCGGACGATCAGCTTGGCGTTGATCTCGACCAGGTATGCCCGCACTGGCAGAAGCCCGGCTGAGCTAACGGTAGCGGGTGCAACCCAATCGCCCGTGTTACGGATTGTCAACTGGCCGACCCGTCGCCGCCGTATGCGCTGCGGGTGGTGTATAGTTCACACATCGACAGCCACCCACCCGGTCATGATCCTGATCCAGCAAGCCGCCGAAAACGCCTTCGTGCTCACCACCGGCAAGGGCCGCGAAGTGCAGGTGACCTTCACCAGCTGGGGCACCGTTAACGTCCTGGTCGGCACTGGCACCGGCATGGGCCGCAACTATGACAGCCTGACCGAGGCCGCCAACGGCTACAAAGCCGCCGATGTGAGGGCTGCTCTGGAGGCTTTGGCGGCATGACCATCACCTTTAGTGAAAATGATCTGGCAGCCATGGCCGCTGCCATCAAGCAGCACCTTTCCGACTGTCGCATTTATCCACCCATGACCTACATCCTCAACCTTGGCCCGTGGCACGTCGGGCCGTTCCCTACCCACATCGCCGCGCAGCATTGGGCGGAGATCCACGGGGTCGATGACTATCAGATGATTCCCTTGGATGACCCAGCAGAGGCGCCCGCGCGCATTGCTCGATTGAGTGACTGCCAAGCATAAAAAAGCCCCGACGCCCACCGCGCCGGGGTGCAATGCTCACCGGATCAAATCTACCCCCTGCTTGCGGTTACGCCTAGGTCGCCGTTGTAGCGGCCAGTCTTGCGGTAGGTGCGTTCGGGCGTGCCAGCGATGACATGAAACACCATCTGGCCGATCTTCATGCCGGGCCATAGGGGGATGTTGTGAAACCGGCGGCTGTTGTGCAGTTCCAGCGTCAGCCGGCTGCCATGCCACCCGGGATCGCAATAACCTGCCAGCAGGTGCTCCAGGCCCTCGCGTGCGCGGCTGGACTTCAGCACGAACTGCGCCGCGATGTGGTCGGGCAGGTTGAAGATCTCCTGCGTCTCGGCCAAGCAAAACTCATTCGGTGCCAGCCAGTACGGATCGGCTTGGGTGTGGTGGCTGATGCCAAGGATTTGCAGCTCGGGGCGCTCGGGCACCTCAATCATCAGCCGGTCACCCAGCAGCACATCCAAGCTGGCGGGGTTCTGCAGTTCGGCGTTGTAGGGCACCACCATCGCCGCCTGCCGACAGAGGCGGGCGATTTCGTGGTCGGGGATAATCATGCGCTCAGTTGTAGTCCCACCGGACCCTAGGACGCCCCTCCCGAATCCCGATGTGAACGAACTGCGGCGCGGCGTATCCCAGAGAATACGGCCACTCCCGATCGACCCATCGCTGCACGGCCATCATGTCCGCTCCGTCTACATACATATCCACCGCTCCCACGCCCGGCGCGTTGTAGAGGTGCTCTGACTGGCTAGCGCCACCAACGGCCCGGTTAATGGCTGCCGGCCGATAGCCCGAAGTGATCGTGATGCGCTTGCCGCCGAACGCCGTGCGCACTTTTTCTAAAAATGCAGCCAGCTCAATGGCCGTGTCCACCTGATGCTGCGCCACAAAGCGCCGGGCCGGATCACCCAGGGCAAATTCGCCCAGCGTGAAATGCGGCGACAGCTTGGTGCCAAATGGGCTCGATGGCG